TAACTCTCCACCACCGTGCTGAAAAATCTTACCTTTATCTTTAGTTATATTCATTCTTGTTTGAGGTAGGTTATATTGATTGTAATTAATAGGTAGGTGCGATTTGACTCGTCATCTAATATTGGATCTATCTTTGATATGCCCCAGGATTGCATGCCCTCAATTCTATTAAGAGTGCAGCAGTAGTCGGAAGGTATGTGAGTGTGTTCAAGGTGATTGTCTATATCTTCAATCATGCTTTCAGTAAGGTCTGCTAATGTGCCCGCGCTATCTAAATCAGTATTAACTTGCAGTGAGATAGTTAAATAGGCATCAAGATTACACGTATAGCTGAACTGCTCATCTTTATCCTGGCTTCTTGATTCTTCTCCCAGACTTACCCATATTGCCGGCGAACTAAAGTCGTCTCCATTGTATTTCTTTGACACATCCAATACGGTATTATTGTAGCCATTATCAGTAGTAATCAAAGAGAGTGAATTAACAAGGGAGTCGAGTATCTGCTTTCTTATTGTCATCTGCTCCATACATTTACTTTGCGAAATGAGTCAAGCCTTGATAGAAGCTCTTCTGAAGTGAGGTAGAAAGACTTAGAAGTGGTGGCACCAACTCCTTTGGATTCAGACCTTACTCCTAGTCTATCCTCACCATCTTTCGATTCCTTGTATATCATTGCCGCGATTTCTTTGCAGACTTTAGCGACTGCGGGCGGGATGCTTTCGTATCCGGCGTTAAAAGAAACTTTGATATTTCTTTTGCCGGCGGGGAAGCAATATCCCTTCCTGAGAGTAATTGCAGCTTCTTCCACAAATGCAGTATTTGAGATAGTATCATCGCCATTAAACAGGTTTTCCAAAGAGCCATCAGAAGCAACGACTTTAATCTCCGTGACAGAGTTCACAGGAAATTGCGGAAGTAAGAGTAAACTAGTGCCGTGCCCGCTTACATATTCCACGTAGTTTGCAGCTAGAAAGTCGCGGTTACAGTGCTTAATTATCATATCGGAAGCCGCGTTGATACAGTCTTCAAGTAGTTCATCTTTGCTTGTATCGTTAGCTTTTGCGCCGATATATCTCTTAAATTCTGGGAGAGTTATTAATGCCGTTGAGTCTAGAGCCATTATTAGATTTTAAGAAAGGCCGAGTTGCCCCGGCCCTCAAGGAGAGTTATTACGCTTCTGATTTTACGATTATGAAATCGTCTGTTCTTGGAACTATGATGTCAAATGATTGCTCGAATCTGAAACCAACCAAGTTCTTTTCAAACAGGTTGTTGCTTCCGATTGTAGCATCAGTTGTCATAGCTGTTTCAATTCCATGTCTGTTACCGATTATGCAGTTCTTCAAGTTACCGAAGATGAGGTACGGTGTATCGGCGGCCGGAGATGTAGCATCGTAAGAAGTCATAGCTTCTGACAAGATGACAGGGTATCCGCAGATTAAACCTGCAGAGCCGTCTGACAATGACTGCCAAATGTAATTGCCATCGTTATCTTTCAACTTTCTTAACTGAGCTAATGCAGTTCTGTGTGTTACAAATACTGCGCCTGTTGAACGGGAAGGAGATAAAGAGTGAGCAACGTCGATAAGTAAGTCACCTGTTATAGATGCTCCGAAGTCAGAGCTGCCGGTTCTCTTTATGTTCGCTGTAGTTGTTGTACCTGCGCAAATACCTGTGATAGGTGAACCTGAGCCTAAGAAACCTTGATAGTCTCTTACATACGCGAAGTCTTCAGCTACGTAATCTGCTAAGATAGGCAGGATGTTAACTTGTTCGTCCTCAAGTAATTGCTTCGAAAGAACAGATAACACTGCATATTCTTTTCTTGAAAGCTCTTTTTGCAAGAAGGTCGGGTTTGACTCAGTTCTTGCGGCGCCTTCGTTAGCAAATGCACCAGTTACTTTTGCATTTCCAACCGGGATTTGCAATTTCTGTCTGGTCATGTTGTACTTTGTAGCATATCTATCAAGCACGCCATACTGCTCTAATCTTGTCCACACTTCTGTGGAGAACTCAGGGCTCATTAAGTAGCCGCCGTTAGCTGCGGTACCTTCTGTGTTGATAGCCTTAGTTGCAGTCAAGTAGTCTAAATCTTTTCTGTAAATAGCTCTAAAGAACTTATTCACTTTGATTTTGTTTTGATCTGCTTCCGGTAATTTCTTTTCAGCTTCAGTTAAGTCAACCGGTAATTTACCGTGCTTAGCTTCGGCCATCCCGACGCCGGCATTCTTAATGCCTTCATTAAATTTCTCAAGGAGAGTGTTAGCAAACTCTTTCAAGTCCACTGTTTCGCCGGTAGGAAGGACACCTGTTTGTGAGGTTTCCTTTTGTTCGGTGGATGTGTTTTCTTCCATGTAAAGGTAGGTTATTATTTATTTATATAGATGGTCGATGTTACCCGTTGCCTTACTAATTGCTCCAGTGACAATCTCGCCTGCAAACTTCTGCATTATTTCTCTTGCCCTTGCGTCTTTGATTGTTTTAAATTCACCTGCAATCTCCGTAAGCTTCTTTTGAGTAGCGTCGTTTGATTCTTGTAAAAATTTATATTTCTCAACTTCGGATTTAATATCTCCTAGCTGGGTATTGATGTCCGCGATACTTGATTTTATATCATCCAGCGTCGACTGAAATTCTTGTTTAAGCTCTTCTGTCATTTGCTCTTCTTCGAATAGTTCTGCTTGTTTTTGAAAATAGGATTTCATTTCAAAGGACTTAATATCCAGCCCGCTGAAATCTCTTTGTACTAAAGCCTTGGGGTTCATAGGGATGTTGACGTATGAGTATTCAAGCAGCTCCCATTTCTTGATCGTCCTGCGGATTATAGGCATCTGCATTCCCCAAATTTCCCTAAACTTTCCGGTTTCTTTTTCTTCTGTTTCGAGCGGGACGAAGCCAATAGACGTGCCATTAACAAAGCCACCCTTTACTAATTGGAAAGCATCTTCCGCGAATTGGTGCTCGGCAAACTTTGCCTTAGAGATAACACCCCTTTCATCTGTCTTTGTCCATAGAGCTTTAGCGATAGGTAAACTACGCTGGTCGTGTCCCCACAGCACTACAGGGTTCTTCTTGTAGTTGTTAAGTTGGCAGCCGCCCGGGATAACCACATCATTCCCTCTATCTTCATCTTTAGTAGAGATGTACTGAGTGACGGTGCGCTCTGCTTCGTTAATTTGATAATCGCCAAGCTTTGCAGCTTTTGTATAGCATAGGCCGGCTAACGCATCTACTTGTTCAGCCTGCGTTTCTTGTTCTAGTTTTTCTTCTTCCATTTATTATTGGTTAGTAGAGCCAGCCGTTGCATCTGGCTGTGGGTTAGGATTGAATGGTTTTACTTCGTCTCCGCCGATTACCGGGCTATATCCCCAGCGTTCGCGGGCTTCGTTCACAGATATAACTCCCATCTTAATTCCGGTTTCTATTTCTTTAATCACCGTATCTGAATCCGATGGTCTTTCTATCCAGTAGCGGAGCTTAATTCTCCTATCATACTCGCGCTTAATGAAGCTTTCGAGCACAAACTTTTCACTTGTAAGGAGAGGGTCTATCGTGTTGTCGATAAAGTTAAGCATGCCGTCCACGGAAGAGCCGCGGTTTACATTCTCTGTGACGTTACCTACGACCGGCGGGATCTGAAACACCTGCATTATCTCATCTCTCAAGCCCTTCTTTGTATTGATGAAGTCGACTTCTCTTGGGGTGAGAGAGATGGCTTTGATATCAAGTCCATTATCTAAGACTGCAGGCATGCCGGCGTTTGAGTAGCCGCCGTATGTTTGGTGCCAGTTATTAACTAAGTCGTCGAATGAGTTCTTATTGAGCTTGGATTTAGTGAGGAGAGCAAACTTAGGAGTACCGTCATTCTCCATGAAGGTCTTAGTATAGATAGATACCGCGAGGTCTGTATCGGAAGCATAGGACGCAGCTTTAAGAGGCGACATCCCGTAGTAGAAGTCCTGTGGATTGATGGATTTGAAATGGATTATGTCTCGCGGATTCAAAGATTCGTACTTACCTGTGCCGAGATACTTAAACCTATATTCGGTAATGACTCCCGTTGCGTCATAAACTACCTCCATGTTCCCCGGGGGGAGTGTAATTAGTTCAGTGGGAATGCCAGTTATAGAATTGCGGGAAGCCACATACCAGTAGGCATTACCTACGAGGTCGAGGAAAGTCTGTTTATATAAGCGCAGGTCGTACCACGTCTGCCCGAACCTGTTAGTAGATTCCATTAAGTCATAAAACGGATGGTCTTCAGTGATTTCTACATCGTTTCTCTTGCTGTCGCGGAAATACATTCCATACTCCGCCTTTGCTACGTTAGTGGCGCGGAGATTAACACACCAATAGACTGTGTTTCTATAAGCTTCGTAGTAATCTTTATAATTTGTGGAGTCTGCTAATCCCAGTCTTTTAGTGAAGGGAGAGATGAGAACTGAACTATAAGGATTGCCGCGGAGTGATTTAAGCCAGTTAGGTAATTTCAAAAGCGGGTAATGTGGTAGGTTATAAAAGAAAAGCCCACTTGGTCAAGGTGAGCTCTCAAGGCAGTTGTCTATCGTGGTATTCGCCCCGAGCACAGCGTCTGACGTTCTGCATCAATCTTAGCCGGACTACCGTAGGTACATCT